TTATTCTGAAATGTTGTCCAGAGAATCCTCATTGTCATCAGGACTGGAAATAAACATTTCCTCTGTACTCTGTTGCGCCAGTTTCAGCTTTTCAGTAATGTCAACCAACGCATTGGTGGTAGCTTCCAGCGCATCAATAGCAGTCGCCATGCGCCCTGCCAAGTGATAATACATAGCCTTATAGTCTGGCATACAGATCTCTCCTAAGTAAATTTTGAATAATGGGCACTGCTTCATGAAGCAGTGCCCATTATTGTTTGGCGGAGAAGGAGGGACTCGAACCTTCATAAAACATCTATAAAGTGCCTAAAATAAAGGGTTTATTTTTGTTTGTGTTGTATTTCGTGTTGCATAGTATCAATTTTGCTTTTCAGAATCATCAGAAATCAAGTTATCAAAATATTGATTGACCTGTTGTTTTGCTCTGTTTGTCTCATCCTCGAAGGTGTATTGATACACTTTTTTCATCACGTTATCACTAGACCAGCCGCCCATTTCCATGATGTATTTATCTGGTACATTGCGAGCATGCATAATAGCAGCAAAACAATGGCGTAAAGAGTGCATTGTATACGGTGGCATATCATGAGATATAAGCAATCTCTTAAACTTACGCAAAACTTGCGAGGGTGTCGTATCAAATACCCAATCATTGGACTGTTTGCTGGCGCATAGCTCTCCCATTCTTTTTGCCAAATATTCTGGCATTAATACCGAACGCCATCCTGCATCTGATTTATTGGTTTCTTTGTATACCAGCTTATTATGTTCATCTGGTATCCTGGCCCCATGTACACTTAACAACTCCCCTTTTATATCTGCCGGAGTAATCGCCGCTATTTCGCTTTGACGTAAACTGCAAGTAATGGCTAGCAACGCCTGACATTCAATATCAGGTGCTTCTTTTAATAATTGCATAATCTTTTCAGCATCGTTTTTAGTAGGCACCAGGATACTGTGGTTTTCTTTTGGCTTAATTGCAATATCACTAATATGGTATTTAAAAAATCCCATTACTGCTGTAATAAAACCCAATTGATTTCTTAAGCTTTTCGCAGAATATCTTTTGGCATTCTCGTTCATTTGCTGCTGAATCAGAAAGCCGTCAGCCAATCTATCAATTTTGATATTTAATAAATTAGGAACAGAATTTCGTTGTATAATCCTATAGCATCTAATGGTAGATGGTGATAAGATGTTCTGTCGATTTTCTATATATTGGTCACTTGCTTCTTGAAAAGTAAGTTTTTCTCTGGTTGTATTTTTTCTTTTATAAATATATTCAGCTGCCAAAAATTCAGCTTCTTTTTTAGTAGGTGCTGTAAATGATTGATACATTCTTTTTCCGGACGCATCTTTTCCAGCGTATACTTGCACCCTCCAACTTCCGCTAGGCAGCTTTTTAGCGTTAGCCATTTCTTATCCTTTCTATTGCTTGTCATATCAGAATATGATATAATAAGCAAAGTACAAACTTCTTTGTTATTTATTGTTTTTCCGTCCAGTGTTGCAGCGCTGGGCGGTTTTTTATTACTCTCCCATAGCCTGAAAATGTCGTCTATACCGTTGCGGTATCTTGATATCTACAAAATAGCCCATCTGGGAAAGGAAATCAGCGATTGCGGTAAATCCATCCTTATAGAAAGCCATAATCCTTTTTTGTCTGTCCTTGATATTGCGGTAATCAGATGGACAAATAAAAGTCCAGTCACATCCCTCTTTATCAAAGATAATACGGAAATACTTATCAATATTTCGGCTATCCAATCCAGCTTTTTCTAGCAGAATATGGTGTTCCATTGCTTCGTCAATGTGGGAAACCACTGCTTCTTCCCCGTCAAATGAAATTACCGCCATCAATGGCTCATCTTGCTTTATCGCTTCTTCTACTGATAATACATCATTATATTTTATGATATTCATATTTATCCTCTTTCTATTTATTTGCTTTAATCTATACCATTTTGTCGGCGTTGGCAAAATGGTACAGCAGGCGGGGCGACACTCCCACATCTCCTAACAATGGGCGACGGCTGCCCGTTCCGTCCTCTACTTTTAATGTATAGTTATCATAAAACCCGCCTGATTACAATTTATCAAGCGGGTTGAATACTTATTACACCTTCCATTTATGCCCACAGTTTTGGCATACAGCATATTGAACTGTTTTGGATTTACGACCTTTTAGTAACATAAACAACGCAATCCATCCAATAATAGGAATACAAAGCAAAATAATATACAACAATACAGTAAAGCAACCACGACTTTTCATTTCTGATACAGCTTGAACCTGAACATTTTCACTATTACATTTTGGGCATGTCATTTTTGTTATCTCCTTATTGTTCTATTTTAGTACCACTTAATTTAATATATTGGCCATCGGTAAGAGTTTGATAAACGCTGCCTTCAACGTTTTCATTGGTAATAATAGAATCTAAAACATGAAGCGAATCAGAATCAACCTCGAAGTATGCGGTATCTCCCTCTTTAATAGGGGATATTTTATATTCACCTGCTGGAATATCTTTTCCAACCAAATACATGCCTTCTTCGTAGGCTCCTGTATAAGCGGGTGTTTCTGCCGCTGGTGTTGCTGTCCCTTGGAATTTAAAATACTGTCCATCAGAAACAGTTACATAGATTCTATTTTTATAGTTATCATTCGCCACAATAGAATCTAATGTGCCATTGGAATCAGAAGCAATTTCCATATAGGACGTTGAAAAATCGCTAGTTGCGGTAATTACATATTCACCTGCCGGCATATCAACGCCGATTTTATATGTTCCGGCTTTGTAGGATGTTGTTTCTGGTTCGCTAGTACTGGAAGCGGGTTCAGAAGATGGGGTAGAAGATGCTGGTTCAGATGAAACCTCTGAACTTACTTGGCTGCTAGAGGAAATAGAACTAGAGCTAGAAACGTCTGTTTGATTGGTGTCGCCTTGTGAACCTCCAATAGCGATTGCAATAATTAACCAAATTGCGGAAGCGGCTGTAAGAATCCCTTTTACTAATGGCGTTAGTTGTTTTTGGAATACCCAAAGTAAGATAATGCCCACCGGTGGGAAAATAATTAGCCAAATGATTGTAAACCATAAACTGCTATACCACTTTTTACTACTGTTTTCACTCATAAATTATTCTCCTTTTAAAATAATTATGTCAAATATAGGCTATTTGACGTAATAATTGTATCATTTACAGGAAAATAAGTCCATCCATAATTAATACGAAAAAAAGAAATAAAATTTTATTTTTCTGTTTTAATCTGATATAAATTGTTTGACATTAACAAAATGGCATAAAAAATAAAATCATGTAGAATTTTGGTAGTAATGTGTATTGTATAGCCTGTTAAAAAATGGTATGCTTAGTATGCAAGGATATCCTTTTGCTACTAACAAATAAAAGCCGTTGGTACTGATAGCAGAAAGGATTTAAAGTTATGCAAAAAAATAAGTGTAGAGGAATTATAAAACAAATTAAGACAATTATCAATCGTAATTGTAATGATAAAAAATTTCTCAAAGAATTGCTTACAACAGTAATTCAATTTGAAAAGGCTTATCATAAATACAAATAATTGTTTACTTACTGCCCGAGTTTTTACTCGGGCTTTTTTGTTGCTTTCCTTTTACGATTTTTTCTGCGATATCCTCAACTAATTTATCAACGATATCTTTTTTATCGTCCGGCAAATCCCAATAGACCATTAAGATTTGTTTAATTATTTCATGCTTGCCAGAGAATTTTAATTCTTGGCACACCAAATCAAACTGGGCATTTTCTGTTAATTGGATGCGCATTTCTCCTTCTCCAGTTCTAAGCCAGTTTTCATTAATATTAAATTCGCGGCAAATATCCGCTATGGTACGATCGCTAGGGATTTTTTTCCCTAAGCATAAATTAGATATAAAAGATTGTGAAACATTAATCTTGTCTGCAAAAGCTGTTTTAGTTAATCCACTTTCTTCTATACATTTAGCGATTCTTTGATTAATTGTTTCCAAATAAACACGCCTCCTTTTACATTTATTAAATCATATCAAAATAATAAAGTCAAGAAAAATATTTCCCAGACATAAAAAACGGCTTGACATCAGTTCTTAGACATGATATTATATATCTAGGATATAACAAAGGAGGTGAAAACAATGGGAAAAAGTGCGAAGCGAAAAACAAACATTGAACTGTTCGTTGACCCACAAAAATTAGAACGAACAGAAAAACTGGTAAAAAGCCTTATAAAAATTGAGGATGAAGGAGAAAAAGAAGCACTAAACTATATAAAAGGCTTTGAGGACTGTCTGGCAATGATAACAACAAAACCAGCCTAGGAGGTAGCAGTGAAAATGATAACTACTCCAAGAGAAGAAAATGAAAAAAGGGAGATAGCCCTAGAAGTTCTTAAAACGATAAAAAGGGCATGTCCCGATAAATTTCAAAATATTGCATCAATTTTGGATATTCTTAAATACGCCGAAAATCAACTGTATGAAACAAAATTAGAACTATAACATTTTATAGGAGGTGCGAGGTGAAAGAACGGGAACAAAAAAAGACTTCACCGGAAAAGTTGGATGAAGCCTTTAATAGAATGAGAAGCCAATTAGATTACTTAGTGGCAAACGCTAAGATACAGAACGATATGTTAAAAGAGTTATTGAAGGATAGATACAATAATTCCTACAATAGTGGCGATTAAAGTAAGAATAGAAATCACTAAAGTGGCAATAGCGATTTTTCTATTAATAGCATCTGTCTTTTTACTATCTTCAACAAGTTGGCTTATGATTTTATTCGTTTCTTCTTGAGTATTCTTTATATCATCTGCCATATCTTTGAAATACGTATCTTCATATTCACATGGTTCCGGCATTTCAATTTCAGGAAACTGAAGATGTATTGGGTTATAAAGCACTAAAAATCATTCCTTTCAAAATAATTAAACGTCAATCAATAATTATAGTATAGGAAATGTTTTGTAAAAAAGCAAGACAAACCAGTGCAGGAGGTGGTGAAATGGAAATAGAGAAAAATATCAAACTCTATTTAGTAAAACATGATATTAGCCAACGCTCTGTTGCCATAAAAACAGGTATAGCAGCTAATAAACTTTCGCTATCGTTGAACGGAAAACGGAAACTTGGAGTTGAAGAATTTGCAAAGATTATTAAGTGTTTAGACGTTTCCGCTGACCTGTTTTTGAAGGAATAAAGATGATACATCACTATATAACAAAATATAGACAGGATGGAGTATTATTTGTCGTTTCTTGGATACAAATTAATTTTTTGGGACAAGTGTTTTGTTTTTCAAAAAAGAAATTAAAAATAAAATAAGCCTACACAAAAAGTATAGGCTTATTCAAGCTAATTAATCTTTTTCCATTTGTGTTTAGGTTCAGAAGTCGGTGGTAAACGATCGCCAGGATCAATACTAACGATTCTAGGATCATTGACTTGACCACCTCTAGGACCAACTTCTATATAATCTCCTGCCGGTTTATTATCCTCTCCCGGCTTGTACAGAAAGTTATTAATACATACTACCTCCTTTCTATAATAAGATATAATTCGGTATATCACAACAAATATTAAATATCAATATATAGTGTAATATCTATTTTGTAAATTCAATATGTAGTATTTATGAACATGTGTTCTAAAATAAAATTTTTATAGATAATTAATAAAGGAGGCGATCCTGTGCCAAAACTGAAAAAATCCCCGGTAGAACAGCGGGATAATCTAATAATTGCCAAAATCAATTATTACGCTGAGCTACAGGGGGTTGCTATAGACAGGCTTGCAAACGCAGCCAGAATATCAGTTAAAACAATGTATACCAGGCGAAAGAATCCAGGACAATTCAGCGTTGAAGAATTGGATAGGATATGTAACTATCTACATATTCCAATCACAGAATTATTTCAGCGATAGGAGAAAAAAATGAAAATTGATGGAAACAAATTGATGGATGCAATGAGGTCCAAAGGAATGACCGTTGCAGACTTGGAAAGAGATAGCGGAGTATCACGCAAAACAATACAACTTGCTATGGACAACATAACCCAGCATACCAGCAAAGATACAATCAAAAAAATAGCCCGGGCACTCAATATAAGCCCAATTAGATTGGAGGGTGGAAAACAATGCTAATATGCAGCCAAAATGAAGAGAAACTTATAAATATGGACACATTGCAAACCGTTGAAATTACCTACGATCGAAGAAACGACCGTTACAGCATATCATGTGAATATCCCGATTACGCTGTACTTATGGGGGAATACAGAACATCATCTATGGCTAAACGAGTGTTGAGAGACATATACAGATCCTACAATGATGGGTATCGTGTGTTTTTCATGCCGCAGGATCAGGAGGAAGCATGAAACAGATCATTATAAAAACCGGACAAGTTGCCTTGATCGTCTTTGGCGTATTGTTGATCCAAGGTGCGTTAGGGGCATCAGATAACCTGGCAATATCATTTGGCGAATGCTTGATCCGTTGTAGTATCGGCATGGCAATGATAGCAGCTGTTATCTGGATACCACGGATAGCACAAGCAATCCGGTTGCATAAAAAATCAAAAGAAGAGGTCGACAACCATGCAGCATAAAAAAAGCTCCTGCAACGGCTGGCACCGTATGCAAGAGCAATTAACAAAATACAACACTGTTATTGTAACCCACTATGAGGAGGATGTCAAGTGGAATGGAACCAAATGATAGATGGATACTGGTCGGAAACGGAAATTTGCCCAAACTGTGGACAGACCTATGAGGGACGTGTATGCCTTGATTGCATGGAGCAGGAACAAGCTGAAATGATGGAGGGTATTTATGATGAATACTAAAATATCAAAGGCGGGGTTGTCTCGAGAACAGTGGCTTGACCTCCGGCACACTGGCGTTGGCGGCTCTGATGTTGGGGCGATTATGGGGTTTAACCCCTGGGCTGGTATCCTTGATATCTACCTGGATAAGCTCAACAAACTTCCCCAGAATGAAGAAAACGAATATATGTATTGGGGGAACATTCTGGAAGATATCGTAGCGAAGGAGTTTTCCAAACGCACAGGGAAAAAGGTGCGGAACTCTAACTTTATGTTCCGCAGTGAAGAATATCCCTGGATGGTTGCGGATGTGGACCGTATCGTTATTGGGGAAAACGCTGGATTGGAATGCAAGACAACAAATGCCTATGGAAAAAGGCAGTGGGATGGCGAAGAGATCCCCCCATCATATATTTTACAATGCCAACATTATATGGCTGTTATGGGGTTTGAAAAGATGTACATAGCCGTCCTAATCGGCGGGAATCAATTTACATGGAAAGAAATCCAGAGGGACGAAGAACTGATTTCTATTATTATAGAAAAAGAAAAGGATTTCTGGCTGAACTTTGTCCAGAAAGGGATACCGCCAGCAGCGGATAAAGCAAGCAAAAAAGCGCTGGAAATCATGTACCCTATTGATTCTGGTGGGGTTATCAACCTGGACGATGAGGATGAAAACCAGCTGCGTATCTTGTCCCAGCTGATGGAATCCAAATCCGCTATTGAGGGCCAGATCACAGAACTACAGACAAGAATCAAACAAAAAATGAAAGACAGCAGTTACGCTCTGGGGGCAGAATACAAAGTAAGCTATAAATCATCCACTAGGAACGTTGTGGACAGTAAAAAGCTAAAAGAAAAATATCCAGAAGTTTATAGTAATGTGTGCAAGGCAAGCACAACTAGGCGTTTCTTATTGAAGGAGGTAAAATAAATGGCAACGAATACAAGCCTAAAGCAAAGTATAGAATCAAAACCAGCAAATCCATTGACAAATGTGGTGAAGCAGCAGCTGAACGCACAATTTAAGGCAATTAAAAATATTGTACCCCGGGGAGTTACACCAGAACGGCTGTGCCGTGTGGCATTAAACGCCCTGACACGGAATGAGAAGCTACAGCAGTGTTCTGTGGAAACAATCGTGGGCGCAATCATCGCTTCCGCTTCATTGGGGTTAGAGCCTAATCTGATAGGACACGCATATATCGTGCCATTTTATAACGGCAAGACAAAGCAGATGGAAGCGCAGCTACAAGTGGGTTATAAAGGGTTGATTGAACTAGCCCGCAGAAGCGGACAGGTCCAGACTATAGCGGCCCATGAAGTATACGAAGGGGATAAATTCGAGTATTCCTATGGGTTCGATGAAAAGCTGGTACATATCCCCTGCGGGGAGGATGACCCTGAAAAGATTACCCATTTCTACGCCTACTATACCTTACATGGAGGTGGGCGTGGATTTGCGGTAATGACAAAAGATCAAGTAAACCGCCACCGGGATAAATTCACGAAATCTAGGGATAAAAGCGGAAATGTATTTGGTCCCTGGTCCGACCATTATGTCAGTATGGCGCTGAAGACTGTATTGATTAAAGCATTAAAGTATGCCCCAATGTCAATTGAGCCAATGGAATCCACAGCAATTGAAAAGGCTGTTGCTTTTGATGGAAGTACAATCACAGTTTCCCAAAATACACCTGAAACGGAAGCAGTTGTGATTGACGATGTAGTCACCGTTGATAAATCAACTGGGGAAGTGGTAGGTGGACCAGATGAATAATGTATCCTTAATGGGCCGGCTTACCGCCGACCCTGAATTGAAACAAACCTACAACGGCGTTTCGGTATTGTCCTTTTGTATCGCAGTTGACCGCCCATATTCCAAAGATGGCAACCAACAGGCAGATTTTATCAACATTGTTGCATGGAGACAGACGGCAGAGTTTGTCAGCAAATACTTTAGTAAGGGGCAAATGATCGCTTTGGAAGGATGTATCCAAACAAGACCTTACGAAGATAAGAACGGGAACAACCGCATTGCGTTTGAGGTAATAGCAAGACGTGTATGTTTCTGCGGCGGCAAAAGCAACGATAATAGACAGGCGACTAACGGCAATGTAACCAAAGACAATAGCCAGCCTGATAATCAATCCAGCCCAAATATAAAGCCTTTCGATAGTCTGGACGGTTTTGAGGAAATTGGAATGCCTGATGATGATTTGCCATTCTAGGAGGTGATAGAATGGCTGAAAAGAAACGTTTCAATTTTATCATGCTGTTCTTTGACTGTAGGCAACATTTAGAACTGCTTACAGATGAACAACGAGGAAAGTTGTTGCTAGCGTTGTTCGACTACGCAGAATATGGAATCGCCCCAGAATTAGACCCTGCTTCACAAATGGCGTTTTCTTTCCTCTCAGCACAAATTGACCGGGACCGGAAAGCATATGATAAAAAATGCCAACAGGGTAAGGAGAATATTTCCAAACGATGGAATACAAATAATACGGACGTATACGACTGTATTTCTGATGATACGAACGATACTAAGACAAAGAAAAAGACAAATACAAAGAATAAGACAAAGACAAATACTATACAAGGGGGTAATATTTCCCCCTGTTCCCCCTCCCTTGCTAATCAGGTGATGGAGCTATATAACCAGATTTGCGTATCTTACCCACGCTGTACGAAATTATCAGATTCCCGCAAAAGGGCTGTTAACGCTAGGCTTAACAGTGGTGTTACCTTGGATGATTTCAAGAAGGCGTTTGAGAAAGCTCAAAGCAGTGATTTCCTGCGTGGTAAGAATGCAAGGGATTGGACTGCTAACTTTGACTGGATGATCAAAGATGCCAATATAGCTAAAATCCTGGACGGCAATTATGATAATAAGCCGGAGGACACCGGAACATTTGGCGGCACACCGCCGTCCTATGATCTGGAAGAACTTGCGAAACGAGGTATGTATGTGCCAGAAATATAAATACATAATCCCAGAAATCCCGCCTAGCAATAACAAATATATCGGACGTAACGCCCGATGGGAATACCAAACAGAGAAAAAACGCTGGGCGGATTTGATTGCTTTACTTTGCAAGCCAAGACCACAAGGGCCAATTCCCTACGCCAAAGTAACATTGACGTATTATTTTGGCGATAGGCGGCGGCATGACCCGGACAATTATGCGGGTAAAATGATTTTGGATGGATTGGTTAAGAGTAGTATTATCCAAGATGATTCATTCAGCTGCATTCAGCTACAGCTGAATGGGCACTATGACAAAAATTATCCAAGAACGGAAATCACAGTAGAAGTTGAGAATAATTGAGGTGTTATTATGAATTTTACAAAAGCGTTAAGACAGATGAAAAAAGGTATTCCAATGAAACTCCCATCGTGGGGTGGATATTGGTGTTGGGACAATGATACCAATACAATTATCGTGTATACGAAGGACCATCAAAGAATAGATATCAGAGAAACAGAAAACGTAGAGTCTACGCTACATAACGTGCTTTCTGATGAATGGATCTCGGCGGATGGAGAAAATTGCTCAATTCTAGGTGGCGTTCCTGCGTTTGGTTTTGGCGATGCAATCAAGTATATAAAACGAGGATTTAAGGTAAAACGCTTAGGCTGGAACGGCAAAAACCAACATATCGAACTAGCAAAGAACATTAGCTATATTTCTCCGGACGGAGTGGTCACAAATTGCAATCATCGGGCGATTGGGAATTATGCTATCGCTTTTGTTGGAACATCTGGTATACAGATGGGATGGCTTGCATCACAAGCAGATATGTTAGCGGATGATTGGGTGTTTTATAAAGAGGAAGAAAATGCTGAATGAATACATAATATCCCCATTATGGGCTGTTGTCACTCTGGTATTGTGCGGCACGATCTTTGGCAGCTGTACCGTTGCCCTAATCTGCACGATTTATCACGGACTAAAAGAAAGGCGAAAGAATCAAAAGGAGCAAATCGATGACGACAGCAGATAAAAAACAATGCCTACTACAGCTTAGAACATTGGAGGAACAAATCAAAAAAGCAGACGAGGAACGGATTGAAGCTATTGCTGCATTAAACAGCACTGCTATCAATTATTCCGGCTTGCCTAGCGGGAATGGTAAACACAATAAAATTGAATTAGGGATAGAGAGAGTACAGGCAGCGCAAGAGGAAGTCAATCGACTGATAGACCAGAAAGAAGCAATAAAAAAAGAACTGTTGGAACGGATTAAACAATGTCCCACAAGGGAGTGCAGAATCTTGTTAAGGTGCAAATACATAAAGTTTATGACATGGGCAGCGATTGCTAGAAAATTAGGTGTAAGCAAAAACCACGCAAGGCAATACATACACAAAAAAGCATTAAAAGAGTTTAAATAAAAACACAAAATATTGTATTTACTATTGACTTAATCACCTATATGTAGTATAATTGCTATTATAGGGAACATGGATGAAACACCGAAATCCTCCTTAGTTAGTTTTAACCCGCCAGCCCCAATGCGGCGGGTAATATGGGCTTTTAACTCAATTGGTTAGAGCATCCGGCTCATAACCGGAAGGCTCCGGGTTCAATCCCTGGAAAGCCCACCATTGTCCTCACTGACTTTTTCCTTTATTCTACCGCCCGTTTGGGCGGGATATGCAGCGGAAACCGCATGAAGTCAACGCTGTACCCGATTTTCATATTTTTATTTTCCTTTTTTAGCCCGTTGATTATAGCGGGCTAATATGGGACAATTGGATGCAGAAAACATATTTTTACGGGGTATATGTTATTCCTGCAGCGGGTTCGATTCCCACTTGTCCTACCAGCCTTAAAGGCATCCAACAAATACTCATACCATAACACCACAAAAAGCAGAGGATTACTTATCCTTTGCTTTTTATTTTACAAAGAGAGGTGAGCTTGCGTGACAGAAAAACAAAAACGATTTTGTGAAGAATATCTGATTGATTGTAATGCCACAAGGGCTTACAAAGCGGCATATCCGAATATCAAGAAAGATGAAACAGCTAGAACAAACGCAAGTAGATTGCTAACAAATGCTAACATCAAGAAATATATAGAAGATACGTTGGAAAAAATTAGGTCTGATAAGATTGCGGATATTACAGAAATCATGGAATACCTTACCGCCGTAATGCGCAGGGAAAAGAAAGAATATATCGTTGTCACTTTAACGGATGAAATCTCAAACTATGTTCCAGATGAAAGAGGGATACCAAGGAAACAGACAATAAAAAAGGAAACCCCTCAGATTGTAGAAATCCCTGCTAAACTATCAGACGCGAACAAAGCAGCTGAACTTCTGGGCAAACGTTTTGGGATATTCAAGGACAACATCAATATTGATGGAGCCATCCCTATTGTCATAACAGGGGAAGATGAACTTGAAGAATAAAATCGTTATCAGCCTTCCGAAGGTAGTCGGAAAAGGCTATAGAGATTTTTGGAAGTTCAAAGGCCGCTACAGGGTTTGTAAAGGCAGCCGTGCATCCAAAAAGAGTAAGACAACAGCCCTATGGTTTATCACCAATATGATGAAATACCCAGGAGCAAACCTATTAGTAGTCCGAAAGGTATACAGGACCCTAAAAGATTCCTGTTTCACAGAATTGCAATGGGCAATTAACCGCTTGCAGGTACAAGCCTATTGGGAAATTAAAGAATCCCCTCTAGAAATGACCTACAAGCCAACCGGTCAGAAAATCTATTTTAGAGGGTTGGATGATCCACTGAAAGTAACATCCATCACGGTAAAGACTGGTTATCTATGCTGGGCGTGGGTAGAGGAATCTTACGAGATTACCAATGAATCCGATTTCAACATGCTGGATGAATCCATTCGTGGGGCCATCCCAGAAGAAACAGGGCTGTTTAAGCAGATTACCATTACCTTTAACCCATGGAATGAAAAACACTGGCTGAAAAAACGGTTTTTTGATAACCCAGACGATGAAGTCCTTGCTATGACAACAAATTACATGTGCAATGAATGGCTGGATAAATCAGATTTAAAAGTCTTTGAAACCATGAAGAAAAATAACCCTCGAAGATACCAGGTTGCAGGGCTTGGAAACTGGGGTATTGTAGATGGGCTTGTTTATGAAAATTGGAAAGAACAAGCGTTTACATTAGATGAAATAAAGGAACTGACTACAATCAGCGGGCTGGATTATGGCTATACCAATGATCCAACCGCTTTTTTCATTGGATTTTTAGATGAACATCAAAAGAAGCTATACATTTGGGATGAAATCTATCAAAAAGGGATGAGCAACCGCAAAATATTTGAGGAAATACAATTAGCGGGATATTCCAAAGAAACTATCATCGCGGATTCCGCAGAACCAAAGTCAAATGATGAACTACGCAGATACGGGCTAAGGATTCAACCAGCAGTGAAAGGGAAAGACAGCATTTCTTACGGTATCCAGTACATACAGGATTTTGAAATCATTATCCACCCCCGATGTGTAAATTTCCTGACAGAGATCAGCAACTACACCTGGGATAAAGACAAATTTGGAAACAGTATCAACCAACCTATAGATGATTTTAACCATTTAATGGATGCTATGCGGTACGCAGTCGAACGATTTAGCAGAAGGGCAAGATATAGTTCCATCAAAGGAGGAATTTAGTTGTTTAAATTACCAGCAAGTGAAGAATTAACAGACCAAAAGCTAGGGGAATTTTTACAGTGTCACAATTCAGAAATTATGTTCCGATACCGTCCGCTTATGGACGCGTATATGACAAATTATCCGATATTCCACAAAACACCGAAGCCAGATTGGAAGCCGGATAGCCGCATCGCTGTAAACTTCGCCAAATATATTGTAGATACCATGAATGGATTTTTTATTGGTATCCCAATTAAAGTGACAAGTGATGATGATAAGGTGGCGAAATATGTTGAACTACTTGACCAGTATAACGACCAGGATGATAACAATGCTGAATTATCTAAGCTGTGCGATATCTACGGGAAAGGATATGAAATGTATTATGTGGACCAAGAAGGAAACCTTTGCATTACATACGTATCCCCCATAGATGGGTTTATGATTTATGACGATTCCGTATTGGAACGCCCCAGGTATTTCATTCATACCTATGTGGATTCTGATAATGTGCTGCATGGCAGCATATCGGATGAAACAAAGGTACGGTATTTCGTTTTAAAAGGAAAAATAGAATGGCTGGACGAATATGAAAAAGTGCATGGGTTTGATGGCGTCCCAGCAACAGAATACCGAGAAAATGAGGAAGAAATCGGGATTTTTGAGCCTGTGCTTGCTATGATTAACATATACAACGAAGCAATCTCCGAAAAAGCCAACGATGTAGCATATTTTGCAGATGCCTACCTTAAAATCCTTGGGGCGCAGTTAACTGAATCGGAGTTGGCACAGCTTAGGAGCAATAAGGTTATTAACTTTGAAGGCAACTATGATGGCAACTTGATTGTAGAGTTCCTACAAAAGCCAAATGGAGACACAACGCAGGAAAACCTGCTCAACCGTTTGGAGCGCCTTATTTTCCAAATATCCATGGTAGCGAATATTTCGGATGAAAATTTTGGTACATCTTCTGGCATCTCTCTAAAATACAAACTACAGGCTATGAGCAACCTCGCCAAGACAAAAGAACGGAAGTTCACAAGCGGAATGAACAGGCGGTATAAGCTGTTATTCAGCAATCCAGTATCTGGAATGAAGAAAGATGACTGGGTGAAGTTGTCATACCAGTTTACACAGAACTTCCCCGCCAATGTGTTGGAGGAATCCCAGATCGCCGGCAACCTGGCGGGTATTACCTCAAAAGAAACACAGCTGAAAACATTATCCGTTGTGGATAATGTCCAGCAGGAACTGGAACGGATTGAATCAGAACAGGATACAGAAGGATATAGCACGGACTACCCAACGAACCGGACTATAGAAACAGGAACTGCACCAGAAAATGAAATCCCGCCTGAAACTATCGGGGGGGGGTAACGGAGGTACAAGGGAAAGCACTTAATGGGGCGCAGACCCAAAGCTTGCTTGCCATTATGGCACAATTTACAGCGGGTAGTTTATCAGAAGGACAGGCTATTAATCTAATATCAACAGCAATTGGTATCAGCAAAGAAGAAGCTAGGTCAATCTTAAATGGAGAATTATAGCATATGACATACTGGCAGAACCGTCAACAACAATTGAATAGGCAGATGGAAAAGGACGAAGCTAAATTGAAAAAACGGCTATCGTCCTTTTATGATGCTGAATTTGCGCGTCTGGAAAAGGAAATAGCTGCTTACTATCAAAAATACGGTAAAGACAATGTGATTGAATACCGCCGGCTGATGGAAAACTTGCCTGACGCGGATAAAAAGCTGTTGATAGAACAGATGGATGAATTTGAGAAGAAATACCCCCAATACTCTGATTTAATGCCAGTTAGGGAATCTATTTACAAATTAAACCGGCTGGAGGGGCTACAGTATTCCATTAGGATGCAACAGCTTGAAATAGGCGCTGTCAACAATGAACAAATCACAGCGTATTTGAACAAACAGGCGGAGCGCGGCGTGAACGCAGCAGCGGAAGCGATGGGGTTTGGCAAGAATTTTTACGCAAACAACCCAGATATCACAAAACTGTTTGTAAATGTGGCCTGGAATAATGGCAAGAGTTTTTCACAGCGTATATGGGAAAATGTTGATAAACTTTCCAACTATTTGAGGACAGATATAGCACAGGCATTTGCCCGTGGGGATTCCTATGACAGAATTGTGCGTCAGCTTCGGGAGAGGTTCAGCAAAGTCACCCGTAACGATGCTTACCGTTTAATTTATACCGAAGGTACTTATGTGATGGCAGAAAGCACAATACAGCCCTTCATGGAAGATTTTGAAAAGTACAAAATTTCAACTGTTGAAGATGGCAGGGTATGCCCTATTTGTAAATCTATTGCCAAAGAAACATTTCAAATATCAGAACGCCAGGCAGGCGTTAATTTTCCGCCATTCCATCCCTGGTGTGTTTTGCCGGATACAAAAGTCATTGCCCCAAATATAGAAGCAATGACTAAAAGTTGGTATTCAGGTGATGTAATCAAGATTACTACTTCCAACGGCCGTCGGCTTACCATCACCCCGAATCATATAGTGCTTACATCTCGTGGATGGGTCAGAGCGAAGAATCTTATCAAGGGAGACAAGGTAGTCAACTATTGTGGATGGAGAGAATCTATAGTTAAACCCAACCCAGCACATAACGATGGTGTACCCACAATCGAAAAGCTTTTTGCTTCTCTCGTTGAATCTGGAGCGGTGTCGCCCGTAAGCGTGCCAGCCACCCCCAAAGACCTCAAAGGCGATGTTGTCACCAATAGCAAAATCGATATTATAAATATCAATAGCGAACTGAGGGACAAACTCAATATTTCTCTTAATAAGTTCGTTAGCGATATCTCTTTCGTAGGGGCTCCTGTACCCAGTAAAGTTAGCTTGTCTGCTTATCGCAGTCTTGAGCTTTTGCTCACGGGGGCGGGGCTTGCCGCGGACGGCATTGTGAGCGGCTCGGACGTTGTGCAAGTTCTCCTCAATGGTTCTTTTACTCATCATAAGTTGATTAGCTTCCGTTTGCCCACGGACTACGATGCCAGAATTTTTAAGTCTTCGAGTGATAGTCGGGCGAGAAACGTTAAAGATATTGGCGAGTTCGTTGATGCTTTTCCCGGAATTGTAGAGTTTGATGATCTTATTAGTGTCGAGCACGATTCTTTCTTTGGGCATGTGTATGATGCCTCCTCTCTATCTACATTATATATTGCCAATGGAATTATTACAAGTAATTGCAGATGTACCTTTGAAATTGTCGTTGATGATTGGGATACCTGGATGGATCAGTATGTAGCAGATAAGGTTTTAACAGACGATGAAGAATATTCGCTAAAGCAGTATGTAAGTGGGAAAGCCTATATTATCAACGACAAGTTAAGGAACAACACTCCATTGAACGATGAAGATGAGGAATACATACACCATTTGGATAACGCATTGCGTAAAATGCCAAAATATCAAGGCAATTTAAATAGGTCTTTATTGTTTGACTATGATGAGGACAGGAAAGAATTTCTTAAACAATATCAAAAGGGCAAAACGAAAACATATAATGAATATATTTCAATGACAAAGGACGCTATTCCTTATGACGCAAGTGGACAGGTCCAGATATATGTGATACAATCAAGTAGAGGACGGGATATTTCCACGTATAATAAGAACGAGTTGGAAGTCCTTTATCCAAGAAAGAGCAGCTTTGAAATACTTGACGTTTCCGTGGATGATGATGGTGTTACGAACATCATTATGAAGGAGGTAATAACTGATGCCGGAAAAGAAACCATATTCTGACCGCCGCTGGCATGTCCCTATGAAAGGCGTTACTACAGGCTATAGAGAAATTTCTAAAGAGGAACAAATGGCAGCCCGAAAAGAACTAGCGGAAATTTTAATTAAAGCAGGCCGGATCAAAAGTATTGATGAATTACATTCTATCGATGAGGATTGAGGTGTTTCTATGTCACCGGAAAAGAAACCGTTTTTAGGAGGTCATGCGATGAATGAAGATATAATCGACATCAAAGAGCTTGCGGAAAAGGTAGAGGACTTTTTATATGACAAGCTTGAGAAAAGGCAATATACATCTGGCGTTTTGCGAGAAATATACAACCGTCTCCTTAAAAATTTGGACGGATGGCCGCTTGTACCGAATAGGGAAATCCACAGTTGGAAAAAGTAATTGGAAAGCTATAAATAAAAGCACACTTTCGGGTGTGCTTTTCTTATGGAAAAATTTTTGAAAACCTCTTGACTTTTCTTTGTAGCTACATTATAATTAGATTGTACCCACAAAGAAAAGGAGGAAAAATTTTTGGGAATAAAAAAAGGCACTAAGTTGACCGATTCCCCTAAGTCTCATATGTTACGTGTACGAATGGATAATGAATCCATGATGAAACTAGACGTAATATGTGAAACTAAAAACATTACTCGTTCCGAAGTAGTACGAGAAGGAATTGAACAGCAATATGCCAAATTAAAAAAATAGCAATAACGCCGCACGACCAAGCACTAACGTTATTGCTATACACAAAGAAGTTACCTTCTGTAAATCCATTATACTACAGAAGCGTACTTCTTGCAACCATTTTTAAATTGCAGGAGGTTTTTTAATATGTTAAACAGTAAACAAGTACAAGAATTATTTGAAAAAGAAGCGATATTGATAAATGATCGTGATGTAATTCCACAATACGCAGTAGAAAAATTATTCGGTAAAGCTGCTATGGAATTTGCGAAAAGTTTTCAGGATTATAAAAATCTTGGTTACTGGAGCGAATATTACATTGATGGCGGAAGTTATAAGCTTGCTTTTCTTACCTATAAAGGCTTTCGCATTGCAGCCACTTACAGTAACATTGACGAAACACGCAACAAAACAAGCCAGGAGGTTATAGCATGAACGAATTACAAATCTTTAAAAACGAACAATTCGGAGAAATCAGGACTGTAACTATTGATAATGAGCCATATTTTGTGGGGAAAGATGTATCGGAAATCCTTGGTTATGTCAATCCAAATGAAGCTATTCAAGATCATGTCGATGTAGAAGATAAACTCAATAGCAAAATGCTACCGAGTTTTGAATTAGATTTAGGGCAGCGTGGCGGTTGGCTCATCAACGAATCTGGTCTTTATAGCTTAATCCTTAGCAGCAAACTTCCAAAGGCAAAACAATTTAAACGGTGGGTTACTTCCGATGTTCTTCCTTCCATCCGCAAACACGGCGCATACATGACACCGGAAACCCTGGAAGCAGCCTTGCTAAACCCTGATACCATTATTAAAATTGCCACAGCCCTAAAGGATGAACAGGAGAAAAACAAGGTATTGCAAGCGGAAAACAGTGCCTTGACTGTTGACAACGCTATTATGCAGCCTAAAGCGGATTATTTTGACGAACTCGTGGACAGGAACTTGCTAACAAACTTACGGGAAACCGCTAAAGAATTAAACGTTAAGGAACGCAAGTTTATCCAGTTCCTAATCAACCATAAATATCTGTACCGTGATAAGAAAGGTAAACTCACGCCATATGCGCAGCATGTTCAAAAAGGGCTGTTCCAACTCAAAGAACAGTACAACGAAAAGACAAACTGGAGCGGGACACAAACCCTCATTACCCCAAAAGGAAGGGAAACCTTCCGGCTGCTGTACTTAAAAGCGGTATCCTAAACAATTAAATAATCAAAGCACTTTGCGCAAGCAGGGTGCTTTTTTGATACCTATATGGAGGTTTTATGAAAAAACTGTTATTCTTCCACGCGCCTTGGTGCCCTCCCTGCCGGCTGGCAGAACGGGAAGTGATTACACCACTGGAACAGGAAATAGGCAGTGAAAAAATACAGCGTATTAACGCTCAAAATGAGCCGTTTTTAGCTGACCAATATTTAGTGGACAAATTACCTACCATTGTTGTGATAGATGGCAAAACGGCTATTTTTAAGGCTGCTGGAGTTGCGCCTGTAGAAAAATTGAAAGCGTTGCTGATTTAGGAGGTGACTTTTTGAAAGTAAATATATTAGGGATTGAATATCAAATCTATTTTGATGTAAATGAATGCGATATGCCTGAATCTTGTGACGGATGTATGGACCAGTCGGTTAAAGCAATCAAAATCGCTAAATTCTCATATGACAGGAACTCACTGAAAGATTTAGATGAATACAGGAAAAAGGTTTTAAGGCATGAAATTATTCATGCCTTTTTGTATGAAAGCGGGCTTTGGAACAACAGCGGCACCGCATACGCATGGGGGCAAAGTGAAGAAATCACCGATTGGATTGCAATACAATCCCCAAAAATCTTTCAAGCATTCCAGGAAGCGGGCTGTTTATGATTGTTGTGGAAAAATCAGAACGTAGTGTTTCCATTACTGGGCACGCTGGGTACGCTGAACAAGGAAAAGATATCGTTTGTGCCGGTGTATCCACATTGGTTCAAACGTTAATCAAATCCATTGAAACATTAACACGGGATAAAATTGAATATTCACTGTCCGCAGGGAAATCAGTGATAAAGTATAGGAATCTATCAGAAAGCAGCAAGCTTTTAATTGATTCCTTTTTTGTTGGTATTCAAATGATAGCAGAGGAATACCCCTGCTATGTCAAAATAATTAGTCCGAAATGACGTTAAACTAGCAACGGTTCGGACTTAGGACGGAACGGGGCAGAAAGGAGCGTTATGCTGAACAAATTTTATTTGCAGCTTTTCGCGGAAGATGAAGCGGCTGGGGCAGACGGCAATAGCAGCGGCACAGAAGCGGAAGCATCAAACACAGAAGAAACGCAATCAAATAATCTTACTACTTTTGATGATTTCTTGAAAGATTCTGATAATCAGGCAGAGTTTGACCGCCGTGTACAAAAAGCCATTAAAACAGCTGTATCAAACGCTGAAAAGAAATGGAAAGCCACAACGGATGACCAGCTTTCAGAAGCCGAAAAACTGGCGCAGATGACCAGGGAGGAAAAAGCGGAATACCGGGCAAAGAAGCTGGAAAAAGAACTCAATGAGTTAAAACGTCAGAACGCGGTTTCCGATATGGCGAAAACAGCCCGAAAAATGCTGGCCGATGAAGAAATCAACGCGCCGGACGAAATTATCATGAACCTGGTATCCGAGGACGCGGAACAGACAAAAGCGGCAGTTGAAGCGTTTACCAAGAATTTTAAAGCTGCTGTACAGGCAGCAGTCAAAGACGCTCTGAAAGGGAATGTTCCTAGAACAGGTACATCCTCCAATAATGGGATCACAAAAGACCAGATTATGCAGGTGAAAAACCCTGCTGAAAGACAGAAATTGATTGCGCAGCACATTGATTTATTTCAATAGGAGTGATGAAATGAACAAAAAATTTGATTTACAATTATTTGCCGCACCGGACAACATGACTGGCACGGCACAAATCCAGGTAAAAGCAAGGGAAATTGACTTTGTAACATCTTTTTCAAAAAACATCCAATCCTTGCTGGACATTATGGGGATTACCAGGATGATCCGCAAACAAAATGGTTCTGAACTGAAAGTTAGAACCGCTTCAGGTGTATTACAATCCGGAGATGTTGCGGAAGGAGATATTATCCCCTTATCTCAGTATTCTGTATCAGAAAAAACATTTGGGAAGATTGCTATCAAAAAATACCGCAAAGGAGTAACTCTGGAAGCCATTTCCGACAAAGGCTATGAGGCTGCTGTGGAAATGACGGATGAAGAATTTAGGGCTGACCTGCGGGAAGCTGTTTTAAATAATTTTTATAACGTCTTGAGAATGGGTTCCTTGGTAGGACATGAATCCAGTTGGCAGCGGGCAGTCGCTATGTCTATTGGCATGGTAAAAGATAAATTCAATAAAATGCACCGTACTTCTACCGGTGTGGCTGTGTTCGTTAACACCTTAGACCTGTATAAATATCTGGGCACTACACCGATTACTGTCCAAACAGCATTTGGAATGGATTACGTAGAAAACTTCTTGGGTGCTGATATCGTGTTTATTACCTCCGAGATTGCGGAAGATACCGTAGTTGCGACACCACTGAATAACTTAATCGCCTATTATGTCGATCCAGCAGATTCAGAATTTGTACAAGCAGGCTTGTCCTATACTACAGATTCAGAAACCGGGTTTATCGGGTTCCATATCCAAGGTAACTATGAACGGGCGATTTCCGACATGTACGCAATTATGGGTGTACAGCTAATGGTAGAATATTTAGACGCTATTGCACATGTATCTGTAGGGGAATCTGATACTCAAACTCTTGGTACACTTACTGTAACATCTACGGAAGGACCAGAATCCGGAACAACCAATATCGCTGTTGCTGAACAGTTGCTATCTATGAACAATGTATTCAAATACAAAGAAAATGCTGGTTCCGCTACAGATGTAACTTACGGTATGGATGTAAAAACATGGACTAGATGGGACGGTGTATCCCCAATTAAAGCCACAGCAGCCAATCATATCACTGTAGTAGAAGCGGACCCAAATTATAAAGCGGTACGTTCTGGCGATGTAGAAGCACAGGTTAAAGCGTAGCAATGTGTAACACAAAGATATTAGGACGGGTTAAAACAAGGATACCGGAAGATACGGTATCCTACGACCTTTTGGAAGAATATATCCAGACGGTATCTGACCGCCTTTGTTTGCGACTGGGGACTAATGAACTTCCCAAGGTATTTGAATCTATCTGTACAGATGCAGTTGTTAAAATGGTACGGCGTACCTATTACGAAGGGATTAGTTCAGAGGGAGTAGCGAACATTTCCACTTCGTTTGTTGAAAATATCCTAGGGGAATATGCTCAGGAAATAGAGGATTGGAAAAATACCCAAGCAAACAATGGCCTGTATAATGGTAAGGTGGTGCATTTCCTGTGATTTGGAAACCGTGCAAACTGCAAGTAAAGGCCAACCAGACAGAAGATGAACTGGGTAATCCAACAGGTGGTGAGTGGCAAACGGCGAAAGAAACAGTCTGCCGGTTTACCCCCTGGACAGATGGCCAAATCTCGCTGGAAGGGCGGGAAATTACCAAAAACGAGCAGCGTTTCGTCCTCCCTTTCCCTTTTCCTTCTTTTCCAGAGTGTACCCATGCTATGATTGACGGTATCCGGCAAGAAATCACGCAGAAAATTGACTTGTCGCCCCGTTACACAGTAATACAAGTAAAAGTTTATAAAAGGTGATACTATGGCCGGTGTTAAAATAAGCATTGATGGCATTCCAGAACTTGAAAGAGAACTACAGCGTTTAAATGGAATTAGATTTGATGCTGTTACAAAAAAGCAAACTACACAAATGCTAAATAGAGCGCGACAATCAGGAGGGACGCCAGTAGACACTGGAGAATTAAGAGCATCATCTAGTACAACTAATGATGAAATTGGATATACAAAGGAATACGCTCCACATGTTGAATATGGACACCGTACGGTAAACGGCGGATGGGTTCCCGGGCAAAGATTCTTAAAAGCGAACGTAGATACACAAGCGTTTATTTATTATCAAGACTTATTAAAAGCTATTAGGAAAGGATGAATATGTATAAACAACTTGGATTAGTAGACCTGATCAAAGCAATACAAACAAAAGTTGAAAATAGAACAAGGGTTAAATGTTACGATTGTGTCCCGGATAATGTGCCAAGCCCGTTCTACTTTGTAGAAGTGATCGGGAAGAGACCCGCACATAGTAAAACAATGTATCGGGATATTTTCACGGTTTGGATTCATGCCATTGCGGAACCAAAAGATTCTTCTGTACCAATTTACCAGTTAATCAATAATCTTGAAGAAGCTTTGACGGAAGATATAGAACTGCCTGATTGGGTACAACTGATTATGCAGACAAACAATGGCGTACAAACCATAAAAACAGATGAATCAAACGAAAAGCACGCTGTAATTGCTTATGAGTTTATGGTTTGCTATGGTTTTAAATGCAAAATTTAGGAGTGATTAAATGAATAAAAAACTTGATTTACAGTTGTTTGCTTATGACAACAACGAATATTGCGACTTTATAAGCTCTGCCGCAAAAGCAGTAGCAGGACAAGATGTTATTCTAGCGGTATATAATTCAGACGGCTCAAAACTACTAGCTATTTCTGGGCAGCAAGGGTTAACCATTAACCGTTCCGCTGATAGTATTGAGGTAACTTCAAAAGATACCGCAGGAGGCTGGAAAGCGAAAATTGCGGGGCCAAAGGAATGGAGTATTGATACGGACGGGCTGTTTTCTCAATCTGACGAAAGCCACAAAATTTTGTCCGCTGCCTATAGTAACGCTGATCCAGTGTGTTTGAAAATTATTAATAAAAAATCAAAAAAAGGCATGTTCGGTGGCCTTGCTGTCATTACTGATTATTCTTTAGAAGCTCCACACGATGATTCTATGACATTTAGTTTATCGTTTGAAGGGATGGGGGCTTTGGCTGATTTGACAGAAGAACCGGTAACGCCGGATACCATGCCAGAAGGGAGCGCCGCTTTATCCCCTTTAACGGTAGTGTCCGTAGCTGGAACTTCAAGTGGTGATACAGCGGTTTATGTTAATCCTGTTAAGCCTGGAAGTAATATTTATAAATACAAGACTGGATCGTCTAGCATTGCTTATCCCGCATACCAAGAAGATTGTTCCGGCCTTACCACCTGGGATGGCACAACGGCTATCAAAGCAACTACAGGCAATCAAATTATGGTAGTGGAATGCGATTCCAGCAATAAAGCTTTAAAAGCTGGTATTGCAACTGTAACTGCAAAAGCATAATGGAGGGTAAATATGATTGAATTTAATGGAAAACAGTATGTACTTAGATATAGCCAACAAAGAATTGAGATGATTGAAAGCACTACTAATGCGCCGATACTAGCTAATTTAGCCAAAAACAATAATATGTTAAGTTTATCGGATTTAAAAACTTATTTTGCGTACGGATTAAAAGAAAATGGAGAAGATATTTTTGTTCCGATTAAAAAAGCGCTTGAGGTTGCACAGCAATTAGTGGAATCCCTTGGCTATGCCGGTTTGTTACAAGCGGTACTTGAAGCATTGGAAAGGGATTGCCCTTTTTTGTGCCAAACACCCTAATTGACTTTGAATATTTTGGAGGTAGCCTTCCTACAAAAAAAGAACAAGAAATAGCGAAGCCGTATCAGAGAGAGATAGACTTCGCTTTTTTTGTAGCCAATTTCGGGTATTCAAAAGCGGATTATGATGCTATTACCCCAAAAGAAAAAGCGTTTATTTATAAAGCGTGGGAAAACAAAACCATTTCCGACAGTTATCTTCTGTATAATGCGGTGTTTACCGCTGTTTACAACGCAAACCGCCCAAAACGGAAAAAACCTTTGAAGCTCTGGAAAAAACGGGGACAAAGAATAGTTGATATGGAAACAATTAATGAAAATTTGAAAATAGTTAAGCAAATAGATCAACAAGAAGGTGACAGTTGGGTAAGAAAAGTATATCAAGCAAATAATATTCCATTTAAGAAAGGGGGGAGATAATTGGCTGATTATACTTTAAGCGCAAAGATTACAGGGGACAGCAAAGGGTTCGAAAAGGCATTTTCCTCGGCTCAAAAGGCCGCAAATAGTTTTGAAGCAAAGATGAAGTCTGTTTCGTCAAAAATAGCAAGTGTAGGAAAATCGTTTACTAGCCTTGGGACAAAAATGACAGTAGGGATAACCGCTCCACTTACTTTAGCTAGTAAGAAAATAGTGACTGCCGCAAGCGACTATAACGAAAATCTCAATAAAATAGATGTTGCGTTTGGCAATTCGGCAAATACGGTTATGGAATGGGCAGAAAATGTAGATTCTGCCTTTGGACTATCCCAAAATCAGGCGTTAGAAGCTGCATCCCTTTTTGGGGATATGGCAACTTCTATGGGGCTGTTGCAACCGGAAGCGGCTGCGATGAGCACTTCACTGACCGGGCTTGCCGGAGACCTTGCCTCCTTTAAAAACATAGGAATTGACCAGGCTATGACGGCATTAGCGAGTGTTTTTACAGGCGAAACAGAAAGTCTAAAACAGTTAGGTATTGTTATGACACAAACCAATTTAGACGCTTTTGCTTTGGCGAACGGATTTGGAAAAACAACCAGTGAAATGACACAAGCTGAGCAGGTTCAGTTGCGATACGCTTATGTAATGGAAATGACAAAAAATGCCCAAGGTGACTACGCTAGAACATCAGACGGAACAGCCAACAGCTTAAGAACATTCCAGGCTGCTGTAGATGATTTAAGCGTGGCGTTAGGGCAAAACTTGCTACCTTCTATTACGCCATTAGTGCAAAACGCTACCAATTTAGTAAAGCAATTCGCGTCACTCAATCCGGAAGCACAGCAGACTGCAATTGAGGTAGCTGGTGTGGCGCTTGCGATGGGACCAGCCTCAACCGCTTTCGGAACGTTTATAACAACAATAGGAAACGTGACCAGGACAATAGGGAATGTATCTAAAGCCGTGTCCGATTTTTCCAAATCAGCTACTTTTGCAAGTATTAAAGCATCAGCGGCAAATATGGCAAAAAGCGTATCTAATTCTCTGACAACCTTAAAAGGCGGGCTATCAACCGCAGGAAGCAACATCAAAACATTTAGCACTAATACCATCAATTCCTTTAAAAATATCGCTACTCGTACAGCGAGCAGTATTGCCACAACCGCAAAAAATGTAACAACGTCTTTTACTTCTATGGCAACTACAGCAGGAACATCAATCGCGTCATTTGCCACCACAGCAGGATCGCGTTTGGCTAGTGTATCTAAGACAGTAGGAACCTCCATGCTTTCTATGGGTAAATCAATTGGAGCAGCAATATTGCCTATATTGCCAGTAGTAGCAATTATTGCCGCTGTAGCCGCTGCGTTGGTATATCTTTGGAACACCAACGAGCAATTTAGAGATACCGTCATATCATCATGGGAGCAAATCAAAGCAGCATTTGAACCAGTATTACAATCACTACTAACTATGGTTCAACAAGTTTGGGCGCAATTGCAGCCGGTAATCGCTGAATTAGGAACAACCTTTGCGAATTTAGCTACAACTTTGGCACCTGTGTTTGCCCAATTAGCGTCTACAATTGCTACAGCATTTGCTTCCCTAGCACCTGTTGTTACACAATTAATTACTACACTGGTTGGCATTATTCCAACTTTAATGCCTGTTATTACCCAGTTAATTAATACAGTAATGCAGTTGGTAACCTCGTTGTTGCCTGTTGTATCAACTCTTTTATCTGCTCTTGTACCAGTAATAGGAATGATCGTTGAAGCGGTTGGAAATCTTTTAGCCCAACTAGCTCCTGTTGTTACGATGCTGATATCATCGCTGGTGCCAATTATCACTCAATTGTTTAATACTCTTACCCCAATTATTACAACAATCGTTTCTAGTTTAATACCCACTATCACTAATATAGTAACAGTACTGCTTACAACTTTAATTCCTGTAATTACAAATATCATCACAATTGTAGCTGGTGTGATCAATACCGTGATTCAGGTGATTACTCCGATTATTACATTTATTGCAGGGCTAGTGGCTCAAATTATCAGCTTTTTATCCCCTATTATTACATTTATCGCTGGATTGATAGCACAGATTATCAGCTTTATTTCTCCTATCATCACGTTTGTTGCTAATGTAATCGGAACTATTATTTCATTTGTTTCTGGTCTGATTTCAACGATTATGTCAGTGATTCAACCTATTATCAATTTTATTTCAGGTGTTATTAACACGATTAAAGGTATCATTGATGCTGTGGTTGGTGTTATTGTCGATTTTGTCATGTCCAGAATAGAAGCTGCTAAAAAATCAATTGAAGTAATCAAAAATGTAGTTTCTACAGTTTTTAACGCTATAAAAAATGTCATCAAAACGGTTATGGACACAGTAGGAAGTATTTTTTCAAAAGTTTTTGACGGAATTAAAAACGCTTGGGAAGGTTTGACTGGTTTTGTAAGTGGGATTATTGATGGAATCAGAGGTGCGTTTGACACTGTAGTAAACGCTGTAAAAGGTGTAATTAATGGCGTTATTGATGGCATTAATGGAGCTATCTGGGTTATCAATTTAATTCCAGGCGTAGAAATCGATCCTATTGGCCATTTGTTGCATGGTACTGACAGCTGGCGGGGAGGATTCGCGTACATGAATGAAGGTGGACGCGGAGAATTGACCTATCTGCCAAATGGAAGCCAGGTTATTCCACATGATTTATCTGTACGATATATGAAAGAATCCGCTAAAGCGAACGCCCAAGCTGAACCTTTGGATGTATACGCGTTGGGCACGTATATCGTGGAAGCCGTTACTGCCCAAGGCGAACAAATCGCGAATGGCGTACAAAACGGGATCGGAAAAATGCGCATGGTAGCAAACAACAGAGAACAAGCCAGATTTATTGCTGATTTAGGATTTGTTAGGGGGTAATCATGGATTTTTATTATGTTAATTCAGCTGATCAAAGGGTTAATTTTTATGATTATCCATATTTGTTCCAAGAAGGAGATTTATTGGATTACTCCCATAGTTATTCTGTAGCAGAGAATACCAATAAAATAGAATATACATCAAAAAGTCAGGAAAAGACCGTTAAATTGGCGGTCTTACCTGATTTTTCTCTGTCATTGGAACAACGCCGGCAGGCGGTAAAACAACATGTAGATGAACTGTTGGAATTGTTAGAATACGATGTTGTAAACAATAAATTGGGGAAGCTGTATAGTTCTACCGGATATTATCTGGAATGCAATATATTCGCGAGCAAAAAAAGCGATTGGAATCTGGGGATTCCATTTCTGTTTAATCAGTTTTCGGTAATTGCTCCAAAACAAAAATGGATTAAGGAAATTACCTACAATTTTTACCCACAAGATGGAGAATCTCAGGAATCAACAGAAGTAAAACAGTACCCTTTTTTGTATCCATATCTTTACGGTGATGATTCCAGGGCACAGCCGTTTGATAACGACCATTTTTCTGCGTCCGACTTTAAACTAATTGCTTATGGCCCGTTTTCTGATTTTTATGTTCAAATCAATGACCACTTGTATCAAGTAGATTATGAGCTGGAATCCAATGAATATATGACAATAGACAGCCGTAACAAAACCATTATCATGACAAATCAATATGGGGAGCAGACAAATTTGTTCCAATATCAGGATTTTTCTTCTGATGTTTTTAAAAAGATAGAACCTGGCAATAACACCATCAGCTATTCCAGGACATTTGGTATTGACCTTATCATATACCAGGAAAGGAGTGAACCAGCATGGACATGATTTTATGTGATAGGAATAGAAAACCAATTGGTATTTACACTGCCAATATAGACATGGAAATAGGCGATACCGAAGCCAGCAACGATTTTGAAACTTCCACAGAGAACGTCCAGTTTGGTTACTCTATCATCTGCCCCGGCACAGAATACGGCGGTATTTTCGGCCAGCAAGTCAAAAACACTGGTTCCACCCAGCAGACATGGAACGGGTTAACTTGGCGCGGCTTGTTAAAACAGGACATCATCATCCCTCCGGCCGGAAATGATTATAGGATCGTTTCAGGCGAAGCGAATACGATTATTAGAAGCCTAGTATCGGATGCTTTTGGCGGTTTTTTTAAAGTGCCAGAAGAAGATTCCGGGCTGAACATATCCTCATACCAATTTATCATCTACACAACCCTCTTGGAAGGTTTGATGGATATGCTGGCCGTTCACAATTACCGGTTAAAAATATGGTCAGAGTTAGGGGAACCAAATGAACCCTATCAAGTGTACCTTGCCGCTGTACCAGTTACTAAAAATCAGACAGAATACACAGATAACAGTAAAATCAATGTACAGACAACAGATTACCGTATGGGGATTAACCACCTAGTGTGCATGGGAAGTGGTAAGCTACAAGCTAGACAACGTGTTGATTTATATGTACAGTTGGATGGCAGTATATCGCAATCTAAATATTATACTGGGTTCGATGAGCGCACCGCTTATTATGACTACGGGAACGCGGAAAGCTTAGATGATTTAATCGATAATGGAACAAAGAAACTACAGGAATTAGCCAATTATCAAAAATTAGAGATTGTATCGGTAGAAGATATTGACTTGGAAATTGGCGATATTGTAGTAGGCTGTGATAGGGACCATGGTATTTATATAGAGAAACCTGTCACAAGAAAAATACTGACAGTATCGTCCGGTATATGGACAGTAGATTATCAAATCCGAGGGGAGGAATAATATGGCGTTAAGGCTAGTTACCGGGAAAACCGGTGAGAATGTAACAGCGGCACAAGATGCTGCTTTGTATGCCGGATTGGCAGGGCTGGAAGCCAGTATCTTGCCAATTGGCGAAAAGATGCGCGCTAGTAAGATTAGCAATAACAGTATACGAATTTATGATGGATGCGTAATCGATCAGGGACGGTTGTATATGATTGATCCAAACACTTATCAAAACTATACGATTGATTCTGGTAATCAAGGCGTAATCCGTTATGACATTATAGGACTGCAATATACCAAATCGGGTGCCGGGGACGAAAGTGTAAGTACATTTGTAAAGAAAAACGCAGGTGAAAATGGAACGGTCACCACAAACAGTTTGTGGGATGGCGCGTCTACTACACAAATAGGATTGTACCGTGTGAAGTTGAATGGTCTGGCAATCGAATCTATTATACCAATGTGTAAAACACTTACCAATGCTGATAATGCAGCGTGGACAACCTCCAAAACAACCAGTCGTGATCCTTGGATATTAACTTATCGAAAAATTGGATATAAACTAATGCAATTCCAACTGCAAGCAGTTTTTCGTGGTTCGCAATTAGAACACAATACGGATGAAGTGGTTGGGTATACTCCAATATTCGTAAAAGAAGCGTTTTATTTCCCTGTATGGATGACGGTAGCGGGTGGAGTGGCAGGAATAGGGGTTGGAATGGTCAACGAAAAACAAGAAATCCGCCTTAGCACCCCAGCATTTGGAAGCGATGTACAGTATGTAGGTTTTGGGATTGCCAGTGTGATTGATGATTTGGATGATGTGGATTTGGACGAAGAGGATGTATAGCCATGAAGAACATACAATCTATCACAGTTGATGTTGTTCCAGATTTAATCCCAACCCCAAGGGTTAATGTCATCAAAGGAGACAGCGAAACCAGATACATAGGTGTCACTGTTCTCAACAACGGTGAGCCGTTGGAACTAGAGGACGGTGTCACAGTCTCTTATGTATATCTTAAACCGGATTGTACCCAAGTGATCAATCCGGTTACCATATCCGAAAATGTTGTAACCATAGAGTTAAGTGACCAATGCTTGACAGTTGCCGGGCTTTGCTCCTGCGAAATCCAATTTTACAAGGGCAGCCAACAACTTACCAGCGCAATGTTTAAGGTATCCGTACATCCTGGTGTATACGATGCGAACGCACTGGAAAGCAGCGACGAATACTTGTCACTATCCAAGGCAACAAATAATGCGGAGGAAGCTGCGGACAAAGCAAACGCAGCAGCAGAAAAAGCAAACCAGGCAGCGGCTAACGTTAAGGATGGCACTACATATATTCCCTCTGTTTCTACCGAAGGGGTTATCAGCTGGATCAATGGGCAAGGACTCCCCAACCCTGACCCTGTAAATATTAGAGGGCCTGCTGGTCCTCAGGGCGAACAAGGTATACAAGGGGAAACAGGACCGCAAGGAATACAAGGTCCAGCAGGGCCACAGGGAGAACCGGGCACACCTGGGAAACCTGGGCAACCAGGGGCAGATGGAAAAGCCGCCACCATCCAGGTTGGAGCGGTTACCACTCTAGCACCAGGGCAGCCTGCTATGGTAACTAATACTGGGACACCCACAGACGCAGTGCTGAATTTTGGCGTCCCCCGTGGTGAAGATGGATCCGGCGGTGATACTATCATTGTGACCGCAACCGGGACAACTATCCAGTTAACCGATAGTAGCGACAGACCTCTACAAGGGCTAACTATTTATGGGAAATCCCAACAAGTTCAAACAACTGGCGCTCAATTATTGGCTGCCCCAGAAGAACAAGTTGAAGGTACTACCTCATATCATTACGTTAACGGTATATTGTCAACAACCGGTGCAGGCGATGATGTGGCTACTACGTTTTCTGGTAAGTTTGTCTTACCGGCTGGTACCTATACATTTTCCGGTGAGGCAAAAGAGACACAATATACAACCATTAGCCTTGTAGATTCCTCTGGAACCAGTATCACTACTGGAGGCAATCTGAGTTTTGCAACTAACACAAAATCAGAAAAGGAAATTGTCCTGACAGAGGAAAAAACCGTGTTCCTCAAGGTATGGACAAACACAGCGGCAACAGATGCCAACAACACCATCAAGCTGATGTTAAACGCTGGTTCTTCCGCTCAACCTTGGGAAGAATATTTCAACGAAATTCCCTCCCCTACTCCGGAATATCCGCAGAAAATCCATCACGTTGGAGATAGTGGCAGTATTACTATAACTGTTGACGATGACAGTACAAGTACCCAACCGCTTGTAGTGGATACTACAGGGGGATTACCTGGTATTCCGGTAGCCTCCGGCGGAAACGTGACAATAGAGGGTCAGCAATATATATCAGAGACTATTCAACTATATTCTGATGGTACCGGCAAACGGGTTAGCCCTGTGAAAACCATTGTGCTGGATGGTTCGGAAACCTATTCGGTCAACGCTTCATCTACCAATACAACCAGATTTTACATTAGTGTTGCCGATATCAAAAGTTCCCTTGCACCAGCGTTATGTAGCCACGCCAAATATAAAGAAATTTGGGGTGGAGATGAGGTTGGATTCTATTTAAGTTCCAACTATATTGTGTTCCGCATGCCAAAAGCAGTGGTTGGTGAAACAAAAGACAGTGTCCAAAAGTGGATTGCGTCCCAACACAGCGCAGGTACTCCGTTAACAGTAATCTATCAGATTGCCACACCTACCGAATCAGAACTGGAAAAGGGCGAGGCGCCGAATGTCCAATCTGTACATACCTATTATTCCGATACCAATATCGAAAACGATAGTGATACTCATATGGATGTCCGGTATGTTGCGGACACAAAATTATATATTGATAACCACTCCGGCGGTGGAACGTCTTATAAAATCGGCGATGGACTTAAGCTGGAGGGTAACAAATTATCTGTAGACACTGCCACGGAAGTAGAGCGGGACAATACTAAGCCAGTTACATCGGCTGCGGTATATGCCCAAATTGGTAATATAGCAGCCTTACTGGCAGAAATTTAGGAGGGCAGACATGGAAGATGTAAAAATACAAATCGAACGTTTGCAGGGAGAAAAAGAAGCATTGCGAACAAAATTAGTAGGAATGGGACTTGCTAAATCTAGTGATGATCTAGAGGCATGTGTAACGGCTGTGGAAGGGATTGCGGATAATGGTGCAGTGTCCGGTAATATCAGTGCAGTGGCGGAACAATACTCTGTTCCAGCAGGCTACCACAACGGCACTGGGAAAGTACAGATTGCCAGTGTCGAACAAGCTAAAATCATTGCCGGCAATATCAAGAGCGGTGTTACCATTTTGGGGGTAGCCGGCTCATACGCTGGCGAAGGCGTAGACTTACAGGAAAAGACGGTAACCCCAACAAAAGCCCAACAGAATATTACTCCTGACGAAGGATATGATGGGTTATCCAAAGTAACGGTAGAGGCAATCCCTGCTAACTATGCAGATGTAACAGGAGTAACAGCAACCGAGGCGGACGTGCTAGCGACCAAAACATTTGTGACGGCGGCGGGCACAAAAACAGCAGGTACGATGGTTAACAACGGGGCTGTATCCGCTACGATTGACGGACTAACCACAGGCAGTTATACCATTCCAGCGGGATATCATGACGGCAAGGGGACAATATCCCTTACTGACGATATTGCGAACGCCCTAGCGGCTATCTAGGGGGGATAAGGTGAAATATGAGCGGGAAGAAAGATTTCTTATGACACTATCTCAAAACAAGCCATTAGGGACAATCGACAAATTTTTTTATCGAACAATTGAGACAAAAATAAGATTTTTGGAAGTTTTTGAAAAATACGGTATCGCCACACCTGATGGAGTAAGACTTGATGAGTTGCCAATAATATTGGCTGACTATTTGGAGGGATTAAATGCGGAACGAAAAAATACAGATTGATAGGCTTAATAACGCCAAAGCTGCTATAGCTGAGGCGATTGCAGCAAAAGGCGTACAAGTGCCAGAATCAACCAAACTGGATGGCTATCCTACTCTAATTAGTCAAATATCGACCAGTGGCTCTGGTGGCGGCAAGTCCATCCGTACCTGCCGAGTTGTCGTTGGCACGGCAGTAGCCGGATGGACAGAAAATGACTGTGATTATTTATGTGATGGAACATCAGATGAAGTGAAAATTCAGGCTGCTATTGATGCCCTACCGGAAGATGGCGGAGAAATTGTGCTGCTTGATGGACGATATGTTGTTACTGGAATTGATTTAAAAAATAACACACAACTTATTGGTAATGGATTGTCAACACAAATATATTCGGACACGAGCATTGGCCCTCAAGGAGTGTTGGTGTACGCTGGGTCAAATTGTGCATTGCGAAATATATCGCTATTGTTGGAAACCACAGACCTGAGTGGGACGGCTACTGCTATAAAAATTACGGGGAGCAATACCGAGGTGCGTAATGTACATTGTTCGGGGTTTATAGGAAATACAATTGAAATCGCTTCTTTTACAGCCGGAGCCATTAATAATATCAGTATTATTAATAATGTACTTGTAGGAGGAGCAAACAACTTGTCTGCTATTAAGATAAATAGTTGTACCAATTCGATAATTTCCGGCAATTATATTATTGATCACGAAGAAGATGGTATATCAATTATCAACAATATGTGCAAACACCTCAATGTGTCAAATAATGTGATTTCCAACGTGAAGGGATACGGGGTGCTTGTACAATCTGGATCGTGGTATAACATTGAAAATAACATCATTGAAACCAAGCAATCGGAATCAAGTGGTATTGCTTTTGGAGGAAGTTTTGGAAATATTTCTGGAAATACTATAGGCGGCGACCATGCCATGGCAAATTCCATCAAAATGTTGCCATCCAGTGTTAAATCATTCGTCACTGGGAATTTAGTGTTTGTCACAGGAATAGTGACCGGAGGAAAAGAAATTGTCGTAGAAAATAATGTCGTCATAAAAAACCAAGCTTCTGGGGGTGGAACAGATTGAAATATGAAGAAAAATTTTGCGTGCAAGGATTAACAATATTGTTATATCGGTATGTTGTTGCTTGGCAAGAGGACGAACAACATAAACAGTATTATTGTGTAGACAAACAGGAAGCAAACCAATACAGTGATAGATATGACGATGCGACAGTGCAACCAATAGAGGTTGATCCATCGGATGAATGGATAGATGGTATTACTATCCCAGAAACAACACATCCAATGGATGATGCGATTAAAATTTATGAAGCTGGGGAAAATGCCTGGCTAAATAGCAAATACATACCAAGTGCGGAGCAATCCGCACAGGCGTTAGCAGGAATACTACTTAACACCATAAAACCAGAAAACGACACCCAAAAATTAGAGTTATCAGGGTTGTACCCAGTATGGGTGGAAGGAAATCATCCATCCGGTGATATATGCAACGCTAGAGGTCAGACGTGGGAGTGTTATCAATCCCACGATACAGCAACCTATCCTGATATCACGCCAGATAACCCAGCATGGTATACCTTCTGGCGATCGTTACACGGGACAAGTCCGGAAACAGCCCGCCCATTTGTGCCAGTACAGGGCTCTCACGATATATATCATAGTGGCGAATACGCAATTTGGGAGGACGGCAATGTGTACAGATGTAGACAGGATACAAATTTTAGTCCCGGCGAATACCCGCAAGCGTGGGAGGTGGTAGAATAAGTGGATTTTATAATCGAATATTGGGTGGAATTTTTGTTCGGGGTACTTGCCGTAGGATTAACCGCTGTGCTATCTACTGGATATCATAGGCTAGCCAAAAAAGTGGAAGAACAGGAAAATGTTAAGGATGGCATACTGGCAATACTCCACGATAGGTTATATCAGTTATGCCAATACTATTTAGGGCAAGGGGTAATCACCCCAAATGCCCTTAAAAACGTAGAATACCTATACCGCAGCTACCACAGTTTGGGCGGGAACGGCACAGGCACAGAGCTATATACAAGGGTAACAAAATTACCCCTGGATTTGGAAGGAGTTGATGACAATGAAAATTAACTGGAAAGTACGAATCAAAAACCCTGTATGGTGGGCACAGATCATCATTGCTATTGTGTCCCCTATTTTGGTTGGGTTGGGGCTGCAATGGAGTGATATGACAACCTGGAAATCACTAGGACAAGCGTTATATGACGCTATCTGTAACCCTGTAATTGTAGTATCCGTCATTGCGTCCGTATGGACCGCCATCACAGACCCTACCACTAAGGGTACATCCGACAGTACACAGGCACTTACATATGACAGCCCAAAACAAGATTAATAGGAGGTAAATAATATGAGCATTAGAGGAATTGACTTATCTTATCACAATGGTACAGTAGATTTTGCGGCAGTGAAAGCAGCAGGCGCACAGTTTGCGATGCTACGGGCTGGGGTTGGCAGTGATATCGCTAGCCAGGATGATAAAAAATTTGTGGAATATATTACAGGCTGTGAGACAAACGGTATTGAATGGGGAGCGTATCTATACAGCTACGCTATGAATATGGACGAAGCAGACAGCGAAGCTAATCACATGCTACGGCTGTTACAAGGCCGTAAACCATCCTATCCAATTGTTATTGACATGGAGGACGCGGATGGATATAAGGCTAAAAGGGGTGGTATTTCCCGCCAAATGGCTACCGATATCATCAAACACTTTTGCCAAAAACTTGAATCCGCCGGATATTATGTAATGTGGTATGCAAATAAAGACTGGTACGAAAACAAATTATATCCAGGCCAGCTTACCGCATATGATTTCTGGTATGCCCGCCCTGATAAATCCGCGCCAGATAAATCTTGCGGTATTTGGCAGAATGAAATTGGTGAAACTGGCGGGCATTGGCCAGGTGTAAAAAATAATGCTGTAGGAGGATGTGATACCAATATTGCGTACAAAGATTATGCCGCAATGATCAAATCAGCAGGGTTAAACGGGTGGGTTGCTGGATCTTCCCCTACCCCACCCCAGCCAACAGGGACACAATATAGTGTTGGCGATGTAGTAACCGTATCCAGCTACTACGCATCTAGCACAGAAACAGACAGCAATAAGGCAGTAATTCCGTCCGAGTGGAAAACAGGCACGATTACCCGTATTGTAGAAGGCGCACGCAATCCATACTTACTGAATAACGGTAATTTAGGATGGTGCAACGACGGCGATATCAGAGGACGTGGGAGCATT